CCGCATGGTGCGAGCACCACCAGATCCCGTACCAGGGCGTGCCAGTGGGAACCATCAAACGCCATGCCACCGGCAAAGGCAATGCAGGCAAGGCTGAGGTGATTGCCGCCATGAAGGCACTGGGCCACCCGGTCACCGACGACAACGAAGCGGATGCTCTTGCGCTCTTGCACTGGGCGCTGGCGCAGGGTTCGGGTCCCGCCTTGGGCAAGGAGGTGCGCCATGGCTAAAAAGCAAGTCGCACAGCCACTGACCCATGGCGCTCTGGTGAGTCTGCCCGGCGGTCGGGTTGGTGAGTGGGTCAGCGAAGCAGAGGAAGGCACCAGCTACCGCATCGAGCATTTCCGGACCGTGGACTCGCTCGGGCTTTTGATGCGCAACGGCGCGATCACGGCGCAGATGCACGACGCGGGTCAGGACTTCTCTCGTACCTTTGTCTTTGCGCAGCTAAGTTCTGCGGGCTCACCGCCGCTTGATCGCATCCCCGGCGGTCATTGGCAGGACACGATGACTGAGCGCTGTGCCTGGGCCAGAAAGCGCCTGGGCGAGGCGCTCGATGCGGTGGGTGGAATTGGCAGCCCCGGCGGCTGCGCGGTCTGGCATGTGGCGGGTTTGGGTCAGAGTGTGAGGGAGTGGTCAGCCCAGGAAGGCTGGAACGGGCGCACGCTCAATCAATACGAGGCCAAGGGCATTTTGGTCGGCGCTTTAGGGGTGCTGGCGGTGCATTACGGGTACTCGCGTTAAATCATCAAATAACCTATTGACGCGTATATATCGAAGAGGTAGCATTCTGCTAATCACTCAAATTACGCCCACACGGTTACCGCCTTGTGGGCGTTTTGTTTGGGTCTTCACTTCCCCGCATTTATCGCGCTTGCAAGCAGCCCTCGCTGGTTGACCTGCACGCCGCGCACCAACCCGAAAGCTTCCCTATGACACCCGAGATCCGAATGGTCGCGGTGGATTCGCTCATCCCGTATGCGCGAAACGCCCGCACCCACAGCGAAGACCAGGTGGCACAGATTGCCGCCTCCATTGCTGAGTTTGGTTTCACCAATCCGATCCTCACCGACGGCGACAAAGGCGTGATCGCAGGGCACGGTCGTCTGGCAGCTGCGCGCAAACTTGCACTGACACAAGTGCCCGTGATCGAGTTGGGCCACCTCACCGCAATTCAAAAGAAAGCCTACATCCTGGCCGACAACCGCATCGCTGCCAACGCTGGTTGGGACGAAGAGTTGCTCAAGCTTGAGATTGCCGAACTCGATGAGGCCGACTTCAATCTGGATCTGATGGGCTTTGGTGACGAAGAACTCGAGCGTTTGCTCAATGGCGACGGCGACACCACGGGTCTGACCGAAGACGATGCAGTACCCGATGTGCCAGCTGACCCCGTCTCCAAAACAGGCGATGTGTGGGTCCTGGGTCAGCACCGTTTGCTGTGCGGCGACTCCACTGTGCTCTCCGATGTCGAGCGCCTGATGAACGGCCAACTCGCCGACATGGCTTTCACCGATCCACCCTACAACGTCGACTACGGCAACAACGCCAAAGACAAGATGCGCGGCAAGGACCGCCGCATCATGAACGATGCGCTCGGGGACGGGTTCTACAAGTTCCTGTATGACGCCTGCGTCAACTTGCTGGTGGTCACCAAAGGTGCCTGCTACGTGTGCATGAGCTCATCCGAGTTGCACACCCTGCAAAAGGCCTGGCTGGATGCCGGTGGCAAGTGGTCAACGTTTGTGATCTGGGCCAAGAACACTTTCACGCTCGGTCGCGCCGACTACCAGCGCCAGTACGAGCCTATCCTCTACGGATGGAAGGAAGGCGCAAAACACTTCTGGTGCGGTGACCGCGACCAGTCAGATATTTGGAACTACAAAAAGCCCCATGTGAACGACCTGCACCCGACGATGAAGCCGGTGGAGTTGGTTGAGCGTGCGATTAAAAACTCATCCAAGACTCGCGACATCGTGATTGACTTGTTCGGCGGCTCTGGCACCACGCTCATTGCCTGCGAGAAAACCAATCGCCAGGCGCGGCTCATGGAGATGGACCCCAAGTACGTGGACGTGATCGTCAAGCGCTGGGAGGACTTCACAGGACAGAAAGCCACCCGTGAATCGGATGGCTCAGCATTTGCGGATCTTGCGCCGCAAGGTCAGTCGGTTTTAGATGATGCTGTGGGGAGCGAGCTGGAGGGTGAAACCCTGTAGACCCGCTCACCACCGCTCTCCTTGACGGAGTCGATGGTCAGTCCCAGTTTCTTTTTCAAGGCTCCGGCCATGCAGCCGCGCACGGTGTGCGCCTGCCAACCTGTGGCCTCCACCATTTGCGCAAGCGTTGCACCTTCGTGGCGTTTCATCAGGTCGATGAGCACCGACTGCTTGCTACCTTCGCGTTTGGATTTGGCTGGTGGCTCAATGCCGATGGCCTGCAACCCTGCGACGGTGATGGCAAAGCGGGTCGAGCCCGAAGCGCCTTTGCTGTGGGGCCGAATCAGACCTTCATTGCCAAGGCTGGTCAGCACCTTGATCAACGCGCCACCTTTGAGGTTGGGCGGGAAGTCGGTCAGCACATGCTGAGGATGAAGGGCTGCGGCGTTGAGAAGCAAGGTTTGGCTGGGTGTGAGTTTCATGTTGATCTCCGGTATCAGTTTGGTTGGGTTGTTTGTTTGGATTGCTGGCCAGCCGTGAAGGCGGCTTGCAGGGCTTCTTTGAGGCCCCAGACGCTGACTTCATGAAAGTCCAGGCGGTCGCTGTTGCGGGTGGCCAGCGTGTCGATGTGCAGATGCTCTGCGGCGATTTGGTTGAGCAGACGCTCCAGTGTTTTGGCGTCCATCACTTGGCTCCCCGCACCTGGTGGATCTGTCGGGCGCGGTCAAAGCCGACCCACTCGCCTTGGGTGTCAAGGCCGCGTGAGGCCAGTTCCTCGCGGGCCAGCAGGTTGAGGTCAAGCTCACCGCGTGCGGCGGCTGCCAGCACCTTGGTGAGCGCGATCTGGATGAACCCGACCTCGTCGACTGTGAACTGTGTGGTGTAGGTCATTTGCAAAGCTCCTTGGGTTGTTGATGACGTTCCTATGAACGCTCTGAACCCCAGTGAAGCCAAGCTTTATCTGCATCAAATCCGATTAGTTTTTTGAATGAGTTGCTAATAAGCCGCTATGCCCCGCAGTGCCCCCACACCATGCCGACATCCCGCCTGTGCGTTGGTGCTGGACAAGCCGGGCTATTGCGATCAACACCGTACCCAGGTGCACCGGGACTACGGGCGTGCCAGGCGTGGCTTTGATGCCGAGGTGGGCTTCTACCAGTCGGTGCGCTGGCGTGAGGTGCGTGCGGCCTTCCTGCGTGAACACCCGTTGTGTGTGGCGTGCAAGGGCACGGGTCTGGTTGTGGCTGCCAAGGTTGCTGACCACATCAGGCCGCTCAAGGACGGCGGTGAGCGCTTTGACTGGGTCAATCTGCAAGGCCTGTGCGTCTCATGTCACAACCGAAAGACGGCGCGTGAGACCGCAAGGCGAGGCTGACCACCCCCCCGGGGGGGTCTGAATCTCTACAGACGGCGGCCAGAGATGCGTGCGCCTGCCAAGATTTTTGCGCGTGCAAATTGAAACCAAGGGGGGATCCCCCAGAACGGATGATTAATGGCCGGACGAAAACCACTCCCCACGGAGATCAAAAAGCTCAGGGGAACCCTGCAAAAGTGCAGGACCAACCCGCATGAGCCACAGCCCCAAGAGGATCTGGTTGCGCCGCCCGAGTACATGTCAGATGGTGCCAAGCAGGCCTGGCGCTATGCCATTGATAGCGCGCCCGAGCATTTGCTGCGCAAGCTCGATATGTCGGTGCTGGAAGTCTGGTCTTGCGCTGCGGACCTGTACCGCAAGGCCCAGATCGGAATCACCAAGACGGGACTGCTGATCAAAGCACCGAACACCGGTGTGCCAATGCAGTCGCCGTACCTGGCCATTGCGAACAAGCAGGCGCAGATCATGACCAAGGCGGCGGTTGAAATGGGCTTTACGCCTGCCTCTCGTTCGCGCATCACACAGCCCACAGATACCCAGATCGATCTAGATCCTTGGGCGGACATTGCAGGCTGAGACTGAACATTGGCAGCAGATAACTACGCCGCCGTTGCCCGCAAGTATGCGCAGGCAGTCGTTGCCGGTGACATCCTGACCTGCAAATGGGTCCAGCGGGCCTGCCAACGGCAGTTGAACGATCTGGCAAAGTTCAAGGGTAAGACTAGTCCCTACCAGTTCAACCCGAAACTCACCGACAAGGACGGGCGGGAGTTCCATCCCGCCGACAACCTGTGCGCGTTCATTGAGCGGCTGCCCCACGTCAAAGGGCCGCTGGCAGGCGAGACGATCAAATTGGAACCCTGGCAGGTGTTCATCCTGACCACTGTGTTCGGCTGGGTCAAGCACGACGGCAACCGTCGCTTTCGGCGCTCGTACATCGAGGTGCCACGCGGCAACGCCAAGTCGACGCTGTCGTCTGCGCTTGCGCTGTACATGCTGGCCGCCGATGGCGAAGGTGGTGCCGAGGTTTACTCCTTGGCCACCACCCGCGACCAGGCTCGCATTGTTTTTGGTGATGCGCAGACCATGGCGCGCAGGTCACAAGGATTTCGCAGCCGGTTTTCTGTCAACGTCGGTGCGCACAACATGAACGTGCTGCAGACCGGATCCAAGTTTGAAGCGCTCTCAGCAGAAGGCTCGACTCTTGATGGCCTGAACATCCACTTCGGCTGCATCGATGGATTGCATGCCCACAAGACCCGCACTGTCTATGACGTGGTGGAGACCGGTACCGGTAAGCGAGATAACTCACTTCTTTGGGTGATCACCACTGCAGGCAGCAACCGCTCAGGCATTTGTTACGAGGTGCGAACCTTTGTGACTCGGCTGCTCGATGGCGTGTTCGAGGACGACAGCCAGTTTGGCATCGTCTACGGGCTGGACGACGGGGACGACTGGACAAGCGAAGACTCGCTGATCAAGGCGAACCCCAA